TGCTTGGTGCAATATTCAAGCGCCTAGAAGGAAAAGCTGACAAATGAAACTTGATCCCGTACTGCTCAATATGGCCTGTAGCTGGGCTATGAAGGCTTACAATGACAAGAACAAAGACGCTATTAAAATCGAAAGCCGCGTGACGGGAGCGACGGCTTTTGTCATAAAACGAAAGTCTATAGACGTTATTGCGTTCAGAGGCACCCAAAAGAAAGCAAACGACATCCTGACGGATATGCTCGTGGTCCCAGTCCCTTATGTAAAAAGACTGTGCCATGGCGGCTTTGTGGCCCAGCACGCCTCAATATGGGGCGAGATTAAAAAACACCTAGACCCCAAGAAACGCACCTTAATTACAGGTCACAGTCTTGGAGGCGCGTTAGCCGAGCTGTCTGCAGCTAAACTAAACGGCAAGCACGACAACATCAACTTGATTACGTTTGGCAAGCCAAACGTGTTCTTCAAAGGCTTCAAACGACCAATGAAGCTCGACACCCAGATATCCTGCGTCAACGGCAGCGACATGGTGGCTAGAATCCCACGTCTGTGCTACGGCCCGTCTAAATCTCAGGTAATGCTGTATTTCTCCAACACAGGGCCTGACTACATCAATCCAAGCAAGGACACCAGACTGGCCGATAGAGGCGACATAAAAGACCGCGTTGCTGACCACAGCATGTCGGACTATCAGAAAAGATTGAAAAACTATTTTGAAGGCCAAGAAAAGGTAAAGCCTATTAATGCCGAAGCACGTAAACAAATGGAGAAAATGAAATGAGACTGATCTGCCTGCTGTTTGTGTTCACTCTGTCAAGCTGCACGTCTGTACAGGGCGTGATCGACAACAAAGAAATCTACTGTTCACAGTTCTACAAGGGTATCCGAGCCGTAGGTCGCTCTGCTCTGTCTGCTACTGCTGGCGTGGTAGTGCCTGATGTCTGTGACACTATTGACGATATTGTTGCGGAGGAAAACGCCGACGGCGTAGACAAAAGCGATAGCTGATCTTAGGTTAATTATCCAACTGGTGCTGCTGTTCAAATGAAACTAGGCTCTCTGCTTAAATCTCTCGCTCCCACGGTAGCTTCTGCTGCTGGTGGCCCTATGGCCGGTATGGCAATCAAGATGGTTGCCAGTAAGATCGGCGTCCCAGATGCTGGGGTTGAGCAGATTGAGAAGATACTAGAGACGCAGCCAGAGAAGGCGGTACTCGTAAAGCAAGCAGATACTGACTTCAAAGACCGGATTCGAGAGCTTGAGATTGACCTTGAGTCGTTTAAGACTGAAGTCGAAGACCGAAAGGACGCTAGGCGCGTGTTTGGAAATGACCCAACACCGAAGATATTTGCCGTAATTAGCCTGCTGGGGTTCCTTGCTTATATCTTCATGGTGACCATACAGCCGCCTGATGCTAATGATGATGGGGTAGTAAACCTCGTATTGGGGTACCTCGGAGGACTGGTTTCGGGTATTTCAGCCTATTTCTTCGGCGGGTCTAATGGCAAGAAGTGATATGGAAAAGCTGGTTGCAATGCTCAAGCGCCACGAGGGCGAAGTGGTTACCAATGGCCGTCATGTGGCATATAAGTGCCCTGAGGGATACTGGACGCTGGGTATTGGGCGTAATATTGACCCAGAAAACGGCATTGGGCTGTCTGACGAGGAAGTTAATTTCCTGCTAGAAAACGATATAGCCCGCGTAATCAAGGAGTTAGCTGCAGAATACCTGTGGTTTAACGACTTAGATGATGTCCGAAAAGATGCTATGATCGATATTGCCTTTAACCTCGGAGCAACGCGCCTGAGAGGGTTTAGAAAGGCACTGGCTGCTATGGAAGTGGCCGATTATGCAACTGCTGCAACTGAGTTTTTAGATTCTCGCTGGGCAAAACAGGTCGGTGGTCGGGCTTTAGAGCTTACAGACATGATTGCAACCGGCGAATACGTGGAATGATGCGATGGCCTATTTCAGATTGGCGTTGGCGCCCGGTATCGACAAACAGAACACTGAGTACGGTGCCGAAGGCGGCTGGACCGATTGCGACAACGTGCGTTTCCGTTACGGACTGCCCGAGAAAATAGGCGGTTGGGAAGAGTTTACTGACACCACATCAAACTACCTTGTAGGCCGACCCTCTGACATATTTACTTGGACGAGCTTGACTGGCATTCCGTATGTCATGGTTGGCACGCACAAGAAGCTCTACATCAACACAGGTGGCGCATGGTATGACGTGACACCTATTCGAGTCACCACTGCAGCTGGGGACGTTACTTTCTCAGCATCTGCAGGCTCTGCAATCATCACGGTCACTGACGCTTCTCACGGTGCCTTTGAGGGCGATTTTGTCACTTTCTCCGGTGCAGTATCTCTTGGTGGCCAGATCACTGCTGATATCCTGAACAGCGAGTACGAGATTACTGAAATCTTGACCGCAGACACTTATACTATTACTGCCCCAGTCAATGCGGATGGGTCAGATACAGGTAATGGCGGTGCTTCTGTTGTGGGTGAGTATCAGATCAATACCGGCTCTGACATCAGCTTTTTCGACTTTGGCTGGGGCACTGGTACTTGGGGCGCTTCTACATGGGGCACACCCAGATCAGGCGTCACAGGAATCAGCCTTTCTGCACGGGTATGGCAGTTTGATAACTTCGGTGAAGATGTTATCTGTCAGCTGCAGGACGGCAAGACTTTCCGCTGGGATTTAAGTGCAGGCGTCAGCAGTCGCGCTTTTCAGGTCACCAACGCCCCGACAAAAAGCAAATTTGCCTTGGTTTCTACACCAGACAGGCATCTAGTCCTTTTTGGCACGGAGACCACTATAGGCGACTCTTCAACTCAGGACCCGATGTTTGTCCGATTCTCGGACCAAGAAGACATCAACACCTTTGTTGAAAGTGCGACCAACACCGCTGGCGGCCAGCGTCTTACTGACGGTAATGAGATCGTGACGGCTATCAGATCGCGTGGTCAGATACTGATAATCACCGACACGTCACTGCATGGTATGCAGTTTATCGGACCTCCGTATACCTTTGGATTTAATCAGCTGGGCGCCAACTGTGGATGCTCTGGGCCACATGCTGCCATTGACGTGAACGGCGTGGCTTTCTGGATGGGCATAGAGGCTTTTTACGTGTTCGACGGTACGGTCAAGAAGTTACCGTCTACCGTGCAGGACTACGTGTATGAGGACATCAATCTTATTCAGAAGAACAAAATATATGCCGGTCTGAACAGTCAGTTCAACGAGGTGACGTGGTTCTACTGCAGTAAGGAAAGTGACTACATAAACCGCTGCGTGACCTATAACTATGTCGAGAACACGTGGGCCATTGGCACGCTATCCCGCACCGCATGGCGCGATTACGGTGCCTTTGACCAGCCTTTTGGCGCTGACTACGACCCAAATGGCACAGAAAGCACGATCACCACTATCTACGGCCTGACGGCAGGCCGATCTCAGGTTTACCAGCATGAGAAAGGTATCAACGCCGATGGTGAGCCTTTGTCCGCGTTTATCACGTCAGGCTACTTTGACATAGGAGACGGGGATAACATGATGTTGATGCGGAAGTTCATACCGGACTTCAAGGACCAACAGGGTGACCTGACGGTAAATCTTTTCCTGCGGGCCTATCCGCAAGCATCGGCGACCAACAGCTCGCTAGACCCTTACACTATTTCACCTACAACAGAGAAAGTAGACACCCGAGCGCGTGGGCGGCAGATATCGCTTAAAATTACCAGCGACGAGCTTAACACCGACTGGCGTTACGGCACGCTGCGCGTGGATATCCAGCCGGATGGCCTCAGATGAGCAAAATTACCAATGTTCGTCTGCCCAACGCGGCTACAGGCGAATACAATCCTGAGCAGTTCAACCAGCTGGTCAGATCGCTGGAGCAGATTGTGTTTCAGCTCAACAACACTTACACGCCAATTACGAGCGAGAACTCACTGGCGGCAATCTCTTGGTTCGAGAGCAGAGGAGGAGAGGAAGACGTGACAGGACCAACCCCAGTATACCCTTCCGGTCCCGCCGCTGATGCTTTTGGCCGTGCCAGAGTAAGCTCTCCTTTTACGCTATTCGACAGCCAGAGCCGTTATCAGGACTCGGGTAACTTTGACACGTCCACCAGTGGTGGCGGCTCAACGACCTATGACGCTAATGCAAGCACCACGGAGCTTGATGTCGGCACCGCCTCCGGTGACGAAGTAATCCGTCAGACCAAGCGCGTTTTCCCATATCAGCCCGGTAAAAGCTTGCTGGTAATGAACACCTTTGTGTTTGATGCGGCCAAGACCAACCTCAGGCAGCGGGTAGGCTATTTTTCTAGCGAAAACGGTGTATTTCTTGAGCAGGACGACGATACGGTTTATCTGGTGATGCGGACCTACACTTCTGGCTCTGCAGTAGACACGAGAGTAGCCCAGTCCAGCTGGAACGGTGATACCTTTGACGGTAATGGCGCCAGCGAGATTACGCTGGACCTGACCAAATCACAGATACTGTGGCAGGATTTTGAGTGGCTTGGCGTTGGTTCAGTGCGCTGTGGCTTCGTGATCAATGGCCAGCTTATCGTGGCGCATACGTTTCATAACGCTAACGTCAATGCCAGCGTCTACATGACCACGGCTATCTTGCCTATTCGATACGAGATCACCAACACTGACACCGTGGCCTCCAGCTCACAGCTGAAGCAGATATGCTCTTCGGTTGTATCCGAGGGCGGCTACCAGTCAAGAGTCGCCAAGGGCTGTGCCCGAATGACCACTGACACCAGTGTCGGCACGAGTTTCGAGCCTCTGGTCACCATACGACTGGCTTCTGACCGTCTTGACGCGGTGGTTTTACCTGCAGGATTGCCTGTGCTGCCTAGTGGCACCAACCCAGACGACTATGAGATTGCCCTGATACGCAATGCCACGTTGACTGGGGCGTCCTACAACACCACCGACTTTGCCAACGTGGACTATGACACAAGCGCCACGGCTCTTTCTGGTGGTGAAATCCTCAATGTGCAGTATCTGAGCGGCACTAATCAAAGTGCCTCAGGCATTGGCCTGACTTTTGATTACAACTTTGATCTGCAGCTGGGCAGGACAATCGCCGGAACTAGCGATACACTGACCCTTGCAGCCCGCGTATTTGCTGGCACTAACGACATCATCGGCACTTTTGAGTTCTACGACCTGACATGAGCAACCGTTACCTACATCAGGACCTTATTCCGAATGCGGCGACTGAGACGACGATATACACCGTCCCAGCTGCTACGACGGCGGTTTTACGGTCCCTACGGGTCACCAATGCCAACA